TCTGGTTCGAGGTTCCCCTCAAGCGCGTCCTCGAAGACACCGGCCCGGCGCCCGCCGCGCAGCCGGAACCGGCCGGGGCCGGCCCCTCGCCGGCCGGCATCCGGATCCTCGTCGCCGAAGATGTCGCCGTGAACCAGGCCGTCGCCCGCGGTTTTCTGAACCTGCGCGGCTATGAAGCGGATTTCGTCGAGAATGGCGAAATGGCCGTCGAGGCCGTGCGCACCCGGCGTTACGATCTCGTTCTGATGGACATGGAAATGCCGGTGATGGACGGGTTGCAGGCAACGCGGGGCATCCGGGCCCTGCCGGAGGGACGCGGCCAACTGCCGGTCATCGCACTGACCGCCAACGCCCTGTCCAGTGCGGCGGAGCGGTGCCGCGAAGCCGGCATGAACGATGTCGTCACCAAACCGATCAGCCGGGACGCCCTGTTCGGCGCGATCGACGCCCAGCTCGCCGGCGCCCTGAAATCACGCAACAGCCGGGCGGCCTGAACGCGGCAGCCGGCTATCGGTCCGGCTCGCTTTCCTTGAACACTTCGTGGGCCGCCTCGTCATAGCCGTGGCGGCGCGAGATGATCAGGATGGCGGCCAGTCCGCCGCCCAGCAGCACGCTGAACGCCGTGCCCACGCCCAGCGCGATCCAGCCATGCATGCCCATGGAGACGTCGGGCAGGTTGGCCAGTCCGAAAACGATGAAGACCAGGCAGAGCGCGATGGCGGCGAGGGCCACAGCGACGAGGGCGATATTGGATCGGGTCATGCGCTCTTCTAGCCCCTTGCACCGGTCGGGACCAACACGCAGCCTGCATGCGACGCTGCGGCGAAGCGTCACGCGAACGCCAGCGCATCGGGCCGGAAGACGACGCCGGCAACCGGTATTTTCAGGGTCTGCGGGATGAAGAATGGTGGCGAGGGAGAGACTTGAACTCTCGACCTCACGATTATGAGGCACACGGCATACCTGCGGAATCAACGACCATTCCGACAGTTCGCCTTGCGTTCACGGTCTGCAATATCAATGCCTTGCACGGGCTGTCGGAATGGCGCGCCACCGAACGCCGTTCGCCGACCGGCTTGCGCCGCCGGGCTCACCTGCATACCGTCCCCTCCATGCAGAACTTCGCCGACGATCCGAGCGCCATTCGCGCCGACACCCCGCCCCTGCCCGACCGGCCAGGCTGGGAACAAGGGTTTACGTTTCTGGATTTCGGCGCGGCCGGGCCGGACCGACCGCTGCGGGTCGAGGCCCTGGCCGCCAATCCGTTCATGGTGCACCACCTGGTCGGCCCGAACGGTGCGCACCTGGTCGGCACGGGCTACGGCATCACGCTCGACCCGGGCGGTCAGCTCTTCCATTGGGGGCGTGTCTATTTCCCGAACCTGGACGACGCCCTGGCGCTGGCTGATCGCCTTCTGGCCATGCGGCTGAACTGGATCGAAGAGACGCCAGGCGACCCGGAAATGCTGGAGATCGGCCGGATATGGAAGACGGCCGCCGACGCCGGACAGCTCGCCGACGGCTCCACGCTCCCCGCCAATTGGCCGCCCTTTGAGGGTGGGCCTGGCGGCGGCCAGCGCATGGCTGCCTAGGCCGGGTCCCGCTCCACGATTTCCAGCCGCTCGCTCGCCAAGGGCCGCTGCAGGGCGAGGCTGTCCTCGCCCCCGGCAAGCCAGGCGCAGCATTCGTCCGGCTCAGTCAGGATCACCGGCATCGCCTTGGGATGGATCGGCGCGACCACGTCATTCGGTTCGCAGGTCAGGAAGGCATAGAGGCGCCAGTCATCCTCGGTCCGCTGCCGGCGCGACTGGCCCGGCACGGGCGCCAGGCGCTCCCCGTGCCACGGCCGCCACACGCCGGCGAACCAGGCCAGCTCCTGCCCGGGCACCGCGAACCAGGCATTGCGCCGCCCCTGGATCGGCTCGACAAAACGGGTGAAGGGCACGAGGCAGCGGTATTCCTGCTTCAGCAGATACTCGCCGTTCACCTTCCGCCACCAGTTCGAGGACAGATTGCGGATGTTGGTGATCGGGGATTTGCCCTGACCGGCCGGCGGAAAGCCCCACCGCATCGAGGAGAGGCGCGCGCCGCCGGCATCGCCGCGCACGATCGCCCCGTCCTGGTCCGGATACAGCCGGCCGATGCCGGCGAAATTGCCCATGCCGGCGCCCGGCTGCAGGTCGAGACCCAGCTGGCGCACCGCGCTGCGGATGGCATCGAGGCCGGTATCGCTGGAGTAGAGATTGCACATGGGCCGACCCTAGCCGGAAACCAGCGGCCGCCACACCCCACCGACATGCGCCTGAAACACCATGTGCCCGTCGCACCCCCATCGCTTGCAGCGCGGGTGCAGATCGATCGGCGATCCGGCGCGGCCGCGCGCCCAGATCAGCACGGCCAGGTCGGCCGACAGGATCACATTGCATTTGCGGCAGGTCAGGCGAAGAGGAAGGCCCCGGCGCTGGATCTCGCCGAAGGACCGGTAGGGCTCGAGCCAGATTTTTGTGACGTTCCGCGGGGCCATGAGGGGCGGAACATTTGCGGAACGAATGCGCGGTGTCAATCGCCGACGCCGCCGCTGGCGCGGCCAACTCGCTCTTACTCCCCCTCCCCCATCTCGCTCGCATCCGCCGCCCAGCCCTGCAGCAGGATCAGGCGCGCGCCGACGCGGCCGTATTCGGCCTGGCACCATTGCAGCGCCTCTTCGGTGTCCTGGCTGTCGCTATCGGCCGGGAGGGTCGGGAGATGCTGGGGGCGGATCATCAACCGGCCGTCCGGCGGCGCGATCGAGGGCTCGGTTTGCAGCGTCGGCGCCGGCGTTGAGCACGCGGCGGCGAACAGGATCGGTAGGACACACGAACATGTCGGCAATCTCATCGGACAGCCCCTCCGTTTCAGCCTGCAGCAGGCCCTGGATTTCCTCGAGCGTGGCACCCTGCCGGGCATTCTCGCGCAGCTGATCCTCGAAGGATGAGACGCGGACGGTCAGGGCGTGCAGGTCGGTGACCTGCTGCGCCTCCTCGCGTTCCGCCCAGCCGTCGATACGGCCTTTGACATACGCCCCGCCGGTTGCGGCGAGGCCGATGGCACCGGTCAGGGCGACAGTGTGGAGGGTGGACAGCGGATTCAGCATGACACCCACTCCCCGTTGCGAAGCCAGCCGTGCCAGCGGCATTCCATTCCAGAGTTGAGAACGGACGGATGCAGCGTCGGTGCTTCGATCGTGCCGGTGAATGTCCACCCGCGGTCTGGGCCCACAGGCACGGTCGTCAACCACCCCTCCTCGCCGCACCCGCACGGGCAGCGAAAGGCGAAACCCTGCAGCGCACCGTCGTGCTTGCGGGCTTCAATTGCGCCAGGCCTGAAACCGTCATCCGCGCGGATGTCCGGCACCAGGATGGCCGCGATCGACGGCTTCACGACCGCAGCCCCGCCGGCATCGCCAGCGGATCGCCGCCGGCCATCGCCTGCCAATGGTATTCGATCCGCACGACATAGGCCGTCGTCTCGCGGGCGTGATGGCCGGTCACGTCCGGCAGGCAGGGCAGGATCGCATCCCAGTCCCGCGCGCCGCCGCACTCGCTTTGCGCCCGGATGATGTTGCCGGCACCGGCATTGTAGGAGGCCAGCGCCAGGCGCCAGCGCTCGACCTGCGGCCGGGGCGACCGCCACACCGCCATCATCCGCATCATGTACCAGGCGCCCGCCTCGATCGCGATGTCGTCATGCGGGCTCGCCCGGATCCCGAAATGCGACTGCGCTTCCCGCCACGTCGCCGGCATGAACTGCGCCAGCCCGGCCGCGCCGACCGGCGAAACCGCCGACGGATCGCACAGCGATTCCTGATAGAGCTGCGCCGCCCAGGCATCGGGATAGCGGAAGGCGCCCCAATAGGTGTGAACCGCATCGGCAATATCGGTCCTGTAGGGCTCACAGGCGGCGAAGCGCGCGGGCCAGGCATCCGGCGCCCGGAATTCCTCCGCAACACTCTCAGCGGCCACAGGTGCCGCGCTTTCGGGCCAAGCGGCCGGCGTCGGGGGCTGGCCAATGGCGGATGCCGTGATGATCGCGGCCGAAAGCATCGCGGCGCCGAGATAGATCGCATACGGCAGAGGCTCGGACCTGATGCGCTCCAGCGCGGTCCACTCGAACAGGGTGAACGTGCGGATCCACCGCCACATGCGCAGACCGAACATCCACACGACGACGCCCGCCAGAGCGGTGAAACCCTTCCAGAGAATCCCACCGCCAAGCGCACTGCCGATTCCGGCCGTCTCGCAGGCGGCGCGCTCGGCAGTCCCTCCGGTGCCGCAGGCCGCCTCTCCGATAGAGCCGATGACCCACGCACCACCGGCAATCATACCGACGGTGATCAGAACGGCGGCCACAAGCCAGGTGATGGAACCGGACAGCCGGTCCCGCAGGAATTCAAGCATAGCTCTCTCCATGAAAAAGCCCCGCCGGAGCGGGGCCAAATGATCGGATTGTCAGGGCGTCGGGGGGTGGCGGGAGAGCCACCAGATCGTGATCGTGATGGCCCCGCCCTGTCCGAACATGACCAGAAGGACTTGGAATATGCGCCGGCGCCATTTGTCGGCGCGAGACACCATCTCCTCATCCACTGCGGCCGTTATGGCTCTGGCCTGCTCGATCGCCAGAAGGCGGTCGTTCAAACGCCGCAACTCCCGCATCAGGTCCGCTCGCTCGCGCCTGGCGTCTTCCTGCTGGCCCTCGAGCCGGGTGAACCGGCCGCCGCCCGCCTCGAGCCGCTCGATCACCGACTGCATCTTGTCCTCGAAGAGGTTGATCTGGTCGTCGAGACGCTTGTTGAACCGGGCCATCAGCTCGGTGTGGGTGATATCCGGCTCTTGCGTCATGCGGCTCCCCTGGAGGCAGGCACAAAAAAGCCCGCCTAAGCGGGTTGGGTCGGCGAACGGCGTTCGGCGGCCGCCAGCGCGGCGGATCGAAGCGGCTAGGTCGGATCGCCCAGGTTGAAGCCCTGCCCGCCGACCGGGTAGGTAACGGTTTCATTACCTACCAAAGTGCGCTCTGGGGCCGTGCCGACAGCCATCAGCGTGCCATCGGTCTCAGCATCGAAATAGCCGACATAGTTGATGGTGATGCTCGCCCCGGAAGGGTCGGCCGTAAAAGTAAACGCCTCGGCGGTGAGAACCGCGCTATTGGAGGCCGCGGCCATACTATCGAGCGGCTGCCGGTTGCCGTCGACCTGGTCGGTGAGTTCAGTGCCGCCAGAGGCGGGGTTGCCGTTGAACGGTGCGACGTACCAGCCCATCGTTCCGATCTGATCGAGCAGGGCGTTCTTGCCTGCAGTCGTCAAGGTTCCCATAGGATGCTCCTTTATGGTTGATGTGGTGAGGGGTTAGGGTTCGGGATCGGACGGAAACTCTTCCGTCGCGACATCGCGTATCGGCAAGCCGCCGAGGAAGGCATGACGCACAGCGTGCAAAGGATCTGTGCAGACAGAGACGGGCAGCGCCCATTCGGTGCCGTTGGAAAGCGGCACAGGGTCCAGCGCGGCTCCTGCAGAGGTCGCTCCACGGACAGACACGGCCTGGCTTGCGGTGAGTATGATGAACATCAGACAGCCTCCCTCGCCGCCGCCCAGCGGGCGTATGCGTCGTGCAGGTCGACCTGTTCGTTTGCAGTCAGACCCGCGCCAGCCCAGAAGAAATCGGCTTCAAAGTCCGAATAATTTCCGAAAGACCCGCCGTTGTTTTCCGAAAAGATCGACAAGGTCGCGTTCAGCAGGGAATTGGCGGCCTCGGAGTCAGACACCTCCTGCACCCCGTTGAGGAAGAACTGCCGGGCGGAAGCGCCGGATCGGTTTATCGCCACCAGCCCGTCTGCATCCTCCACCGCTGTCGTACCGATCATGGTGGCCGAGGTGTTTGGTCCCCGTACCAGGAGCCCGTCGCCGGCCCCGCCTCGCCCTATCGCCACGCGATCGCCAAATGACGATCGGGCATCGAGGTATCTGCGATCCACGATCGTGCCGGGGGTGCGCACGCCTAATGCCAGGCACGCGCTGTTCAGGGTCCAGTTGCCGGGGCCAGTGGTGGGGTTGTAGGTGTCGATCCGCATGCTCGACCCATCGCCCTTGTAATAACGATTGGACAGGAAGGCCGGGCTGTTGACTGCCGTGGCGAGCGTTGCGGGCGCTACCAGATTACGAAGGCCGTCCGTTGCGTTCGGGAATTTGATCGGCAGGCAGTAATCGGTCTTGGCCCAGATATTCGAACCATGGATCTGCCCGGATTTGAGATCCTGAATGAGCCGGTCGATCTGGGCCTGCAGCAACGAGTCCGGCGCTGCGGTCATCTCAGCGAAGAACGCTGAAGAGTCGCTGTCCAGGGCAACCAAATCCCGGACGCTGGCCACGGCGCTTATCAGGCCGGGCTCCGCGATGTAATCGGCCCTGGCGTCGGAAACGGTCACACTCGCAACGGCCGAAACCGATCCGGGCTCTGCGATGTAGTCGGCCCTGGCTTCGGTCAGATCCCGCGCACTGGCCACGGCGGAGACCGTTGCCGGCACCGCGATGTAGTCGGCCCTGGCTTCGGCCAGATCCCGCGCGCTGGCCACGGCCGAAACCGTTGCCGGCACCGCAATGTAGTCGGCCCTGGCTTCGGCCAGATCCCGCGCGCTAACCACGGCGGAGACCGTTGCCGGCACCGCAATGTAGTCGGCCCTGGCTTCGGTCAGGTCCCGCGCGCTGACGACGGCGGAGACCGTGACGAAGCCATAGGCTGAAAACTGACTCTCATTGAACATCTCCACCAATTCAGTGGAGCTTACGGCCTGGACCCATGCCGTCGTGTTCGGCGGGACCATCGGGTCACCGCCCTGATCGTAACCGTCCACGGTCCGCCCTCCGAGAGCGAGAGACGTGAACCCGCCGAGCGAACGCACGATAAACAGATCGCCCGCGTCGATCGTCTCCGGCAGCGCACGTATCGCCAGACCTGCAGAGGCATCCACAGTAAGCGCCTCGCCAGACACCAGCGTGCCGTCGCCAACGCCGTGCGCACCGGACATGCCGCCGCCGCCCGACGGGGGATCGATCCAGTCGGTATCGTAGTCCGCAGGACTGGCCTTGACCGGGATCTGCCCGGCGCTGCCGCCGGCCGGGAGGCCGTTCGCGACGCGCGCCGGGTCCAGCTTGCCGCCTGCACCCAATACCGGGATGTCGCCCTCATCAGTGCCGGTCGCCGCCGCGATGGCGGCGGTCACATCCGGTTCGGTGTTGTCCCGCTTGTCCCAGGTCGCGCCGTTAGAAGCCAACTCGTCGCCGACCTTCCAATCTGTCTCGCCGTCGATGTCCGTCGAGCCCGCAACGGATACCCTATAGAGCCGACCCTTGTTGCTGCTGGATGCGGCGGGGATTGCCGGGGTGTTCGTGCTGGCGTTCCATGTACCGGCATAGGTGTACGGCCCGGCCGAGGCGTCCAGCTTGTGGGCCAGCAACGCATCCACTTCCGACTTCGTGTAGCGGTCGGCGAGCGCTGCGGCCAGGCCGTCGATATCGGAGATTCCGATGGCCGCGGCCGGATCCGCCACCACCATCCAGGACGACTCCCATCCCGACGTCACGCCGGGTTCGATGCCGGTATTGTTGTCCACCAGCGAGGCGAAGGAGGCACCATTGTGGCTCACGGCATCGCCCGTATCGTAGCTGGTGGGGGCCACCCAATCGCCCATTGGTACGAAGCCGGAGCCGGGCAGGCCCCGCACATCGATCGCATCGGCGATGTCGACCTTGTATCCGTCCGCGCCGACATACTGGCCGGTCGCGGGTGCATCGCCTTCGCCGCCCGTCCAGCCGGAGACCTGCAGCACGCGGCGGCTGCCGTCGCTGGCGATGGCGAATTGCGGCGACCAGGCCTTCTCGCCCGGATCGCCCTTGTCGCCCTCTGGGCCGCGGACATCCACTGCATCGCCGATGGTGGCCACAAGCCCAGCCGCGCCGACATACTGGCCGGTCGCCGGCTTCGTACCCTCGCCACCAACCCAATCGACAACCTGATGCACGCGCCGGGCGCCGTCCGTTGCGATTGCAAGGCGCGGCGACCAACCCTTGTCGCCCTTCGGCCCCTTGATGTTGGCGACGGCACTGCCCCACGCGCCCTCAGTCTTCGGTCCGTAGATGTCGCCGGTATCGACGTCGAGATAGATGTCCTCGTCGGCGCCAACGCCGGACGAGGGCGCGCCGCTGCCCAACAGGATCGCAGCGCCCGTATCGCCCTTATCCCCCTTCAGCCCCTTGATATTGCCGCTTGCGCTGCCCCACGCACCCTCCGCCTTCGGTCCGTAAGTGTCGCCGGTATCGACGTCGAGATAGGTATCGCCGTCGGCGCCCGTGCCGGCCGAGGGCGCGCCGCTGCCCGACAGGATCCCCGCGCCCGTATCGCCCTTATCGCCCTTCGGCCCCTGATACTCGCCCAGATCCACCCAGGCCGCGCCGGTCCAGCCGTAAGCGTGGTTCGGATCCTCGCTGCCAGCCTCCACGACATAGAAGTCGCCGGGTTCATTCCCGCTCGCCGGCAGATCCTCCACCGCCGCGACCGTGCCCTTGGGCGTCACGCCGGCGAGATCGGAAATCAGCTTCGCCGGCGACGGCAGGAGGTATTCATTCCCGGCCGAGTCCGTGAGCGGATAGTAGCCGTCTTCGGACGGGCCGCCGTCGACCGTGCCGGCATACCAGTCGACGGCCTCGCGCAGGTAGGTGTTGAGCGACGTAACGGCCGCCGCAGAAAGCTGCGCCGCCGTCGCCACGGAAGCCCCGCCCTTGGCGAACTTGGGCAGTTCGGCCTGCAGGGCCGTCACGGCCTCCGCCTTCGTGGTGACGCCGTCGTGAAAGTCGGCGACGATATCCAGCAGGACGACGGCAAATTCGTCGTTAGTCAGCGTTGCCATGCTCGCTTTCCTCTTTCGCCGCGGCGGCGGCATCGTCGGCTTGCGCGGTCAGCAGATCGGCGCCACCCCGGATCTGCCCCTGCAGGACATCCAGGGCGCGCTGCAGCTGCTCGCGCTCTTGATCCAGAACCCATAAGCGCCGCAGGATCCGCAGCTCTTCGTTCACCCATTCGCGCGCCTTGGCGTTCACGCCCGGCGAGACGTCCGGGGCGGCGTCCGGGGCCGCGGTCACCGGCCGCTCCGGAAGACGTTCCGCACATGGCCGACCGATTGCAGCAACGTGCGCAGGGCCTGGCTCTCGCCCGTGTTCGCCGGCAAGCTGTCCGCCACCTCCTCAAGAGTGGCGATGCCGGCGGTGAAGGTCTCGCCGTCCAGCACGCCGTTCACGCTGTCGCGTATCGGCTTCAACGCGGCTTCGCGGTCGCGTTCGATATCCTTTTGCCGCTGCAGAACGTCTGCCAAAGACGGGGCTTTCGTATTGGCCATGGTGATCTCCTCGTGGATCAGCGGCGCCGCTCGACCAGGTCGAGGGCGCGTTGGGAGACGGTGATGTTCTCAGCCGCCTTGACTTGGATTGAATAGGTGAGCGTGCCCGCCGGCGGGCTTTCGTCGACGGCGAAGCCGGAGATGGCTTCATTGATGTAGCCGCCAAGCTCGACATAGGAGAGGGTCGGCGTGCCGCTGGCCTCGTAAACCTGCGCCTGGTACTGGGCCGGCAGGTTCAGGATCTGGCCTTCCCAGACCGTCGTGGTGCCGCGGCGGATCCGCATGTCCACCGCTCCGCCCGTGCCGCCGGCCAGGTTGGCCCAGAACACACGCAGTGCCCAATCCACCTTGACCGGCCGGCCGCCGATCACGGCTATGGCGGCACTCTCCACCGTGACGTAGGTCGAAGAGACCGCGATGTTGTCTTCGGTGTAGTCGGCATTGGAGTTGGACGCCGCGCCGTCGGCCAGCGGGCCGTAGGTGATCGACCCGGCGACCAGCAGATCGCCGTCGATCGAAACGTCCGTATTGATCGACACGCCGGATCCGTCGACCACGAAGGGATAGAAGGCCGTACCGGCCGAAGCCTGGGCGATCGCGAAACTGTCGGCCGCGATGATGAAACTGCCCGCAGCGCCGTCGATCTCATAGCCGGTGATCCGGCCGTTGACGTTCAGCACCAGCGCGGCCCGCGCGGCCAGGCCGTCGGTCACGGAAAACAGGCTGGTGATCGAGGATTCGTTATCGCCGACCGTGCTGACAAGCGACGTGATCTGGCTGGCCTGGGTGGAACTGGCGGTCTGCAGGGTCCCGATCGCGCTGGCATTGTCGCCGATCGACACGTTCAGCCCGGTGAAGACCTGCGCCAGCGTTCCGCGCGAGCCCGACTGCACCGTCGCTTCATTCAGGATGAACGCGGATCCGCCGCCGCTGGACGCGCCGAGCAGCGAGAACAGCTGCGCAAAGGCGTCGTCCTGCGTGGAGCGCGCACTCGCCTCCGTCAGGATGTCGGCCTCGTTATTCCCCACGCGCGTCGCCAGCAATTGCCGGGCATTCGCTTCCGCCGCATCGCCCGACACCCGCAGCGCGGCCTCGGTCAGGATGTCGGCCACGTTTTCGTCGACGCGGCCTGACAGCAGTTCGCGCGCCGAGGCTTCGGCCAGATCGCCCGACACCCGCAGCGCGGCCTCGTCGACGATCGCAGCCTGCGCAGAGTCGATCCGGCCCGACAGGATATCGCGCGCTCCGGCCGCCACCGCCTCGCCGCTCTCGCGCGTCTCTCGCTCCGACACGATCTTCACGCCGACCGGAAGCCCCTCCAGGAAGCCCAGCGCCTCCTGATAGGCCTGCAGGTCGCGCTGGGCTGCGGCCAGCCGCAGGACCGCCTCGCCGAGGTATTCGTCGAGATTGGCGGCCTCCTCGGACAGCTCGTCCAGATCGGCGATCACCTCGTCTGCGGGGCGACCGCCGACCTGGCCCGTGTCATTCGCCACCAGCGCCCCGGTCGTCACCGTGCCCAGCACCAGGCGGTCGCCGATTACGCCGAACTGCGAGACATAGCTAACGGCGACCTGGTACTGCGTCTCCGGCTCCAGGCCGTTGATCGGCACGATCTCGGTCGAGATCGGATAGGTGCCCACCACCTGCCAGCCGCTGTCGTCGTCGTCCCAGGCCTCGTCGTCGGCGGGGTCGAGATAGGGGCGATACTCCACGCGGAAGGCCTGGGCCGTCACATTGTCGGCATCGGCCGCCACATTGATCGCGGGCTGGTTGCCGCTCGAAGCGGTCGCGGCGAAGACGCCGACCTCCGGCGGATCGACGGAATAGATGTCCGGCGCTGTCAGGCCGGGCGGGGTCGGCGGGGTCGGGTCCTGCCCCAGGGCAAAGGCGTGCTTGCCGTCCGTCTCCGACACGAAGGTGATCTGCACGATGTCGCGACGTGGGTCGAATTCGCGCTTCACGCACAGGCATTCCACCCCGTCGAGCAGGAAGCCCGGCTCGTCGACCGTGAACACGTCGCCCGGCTCGATCTGGGCCATATGGCCTTTCATCGGCACGGTACCGCGAATCGGTTCCCGGCTGTCGACGATGTCATAGGCCGCCAGCTGGGCGGGCTGGTGCGTATTGCCGGTCTGGATGGCGACGTAGGGATAGTCAATGCCGCGCTCGCGCACGCCGCCGTCGGCGGTGACATAGCTCGACACGCTCACCTTGTCCTGGGCGACCATCTCCCAGTCGTGCGATTCCATCACACAGCGCGGAATGATCGTGTTCAGCCGGTCCAGCTTGTCCGCCCCGACCTCAATCTCGAACGGGCCGGCCGTGTCGCCGGCATCCACCGTGACGATCGAGGTGCGCGGCGTGCGCACGATGCAGGAAATCTTGCCGCCCTTGCGGGCATAGCGCCCGCCGCCGGCCTGCAGCATGGCCAGCAACACCTGGTGCTTGTCGTCCTTCGTGGTCGGTAGGGCCGAGATCGTCCAGCCGTTGGCATCGGCCACGTTGGCGCCCTCGATGTAGGCCGCCACGTCCACGCCGGACACCGCCGCACCAATCCCGCCGACCAGCACGTCGTTCTCGTAATAGCCCAGCACCCATTTCAAGGCGTGCAGATAGGGGTTCTGAGACCACACCCAGGTGGACGCATCGTCCAGCCGGCAGGCGCCTTCCCCGCCAGGCCAGGTACTGTCCTGGCGCGGGTCCCAGCAATAGATACCCTCGACGACCTGCAGCACCTTTGGCTCGCCGTTCGGCCAGCGCTCGCGCTGCTTGTCCATCGCCATGGTGTGCATGGCGCAGGCCTTGCCCGACAGCTTGTAGCTCGAGCCCCAGGCCGGCATCGTGCCGCCGATGGTCGGGTCGTTCTTGTCGCTGGGCGATTGCAGGGCCGATGCCGGCTGGGCGCCCAGGCTGTACTCGCCCCAGAAGATGTCGTTCCAGGTGCCGCTCGACTGCCGGCCATACGGGCCGGAGAAGGTCACCGTTTCGCCGTCCGCCGTGCAGGCGCCGAAGCCCTTCACCGGGCCCGCGCCGGAATACACCGTCACGATCGACTGATAGCGGTTATCCTTTCCCCACTCGTCGCGGTGCACGATCTGGCCGCCCAGCGCCTTGCGGCCGACCACGAAGGGAATGGCGGCGTCGGGATCCGCGCGCCATTCGGTCGGGCTTCCTGCAGCATCAACCTGCGGCGCCAGAACGGCATTCACCACGCCCAGCGCAACACTGCTGAGAACGGCGCCGCTGGCCAGAAACCCGCCAACGGCCGAACCAATCCCATAGGCCGTGCTGGCGCCGACGCCGACAGTGGTCAGCGCCGTTCCGACGACGGCCTTGATGGCAACGGCAGCTCCGGTGGCAACGGCGGGCATCAGGCCACCCTCCACGCGGATTGGAGCGACAAAGGCTGAATAGGCTGGCAGGCCCCATTGAAAAAGCCGAGCACACGGCCGTTGTTCACCGCGACCGTGAGAGCGCATCCCCAGCGCTCGTCATCCGTCGGCAGCGCCACGATATCGCCGGGCCAGGCCTGCGCCGGCGCGATCCGGGCCAGCCCGGTCGCGTCCATCGCCGCGACCAGATCGTCATGGCCCAGCGCCTTCAGGCGGCGCAGCGCCGTGGCGGCGCTGGAATAGCGCACGCCCTTCAGCAGCGGCACGGCCACGCCCTGCTTGCGCAGGGCCAGCGCCGCCAGCTTGACGCAGTCCTCGCGCCCCCAAAGCAGCGGCTGGCCGTTGAACCGTTTCAGGCAGGCATCGACGGCCCGCTGTCGCCGCAGCAGGTGGTGTTCAGTCGCCATGGGCGGGGATCACCTCAGATTGGCCCAGATGCCGGGGTCGCGGTTCGAGCCGCCGCCCCCGCCACCCGTCGACAGCGAGCGGCGCGGCTCCGTCATCCGCCAGTAGATCTTGCGCAGCACTGCGGTCACATGGGACAGGCCCAGCTCGCCCGGCCACACCGACTGGTGAAAGGCGTTCGACAGGCGCTGGCTGGCGTCGTGCTGCAGCTGAAATTGCTCTTCGGTATAGGTCGAGATCGTCAGGTTCCGGCTGCTCTCGTCAAAGGCCAGCGTCGAAACGTTCAGCCGGCCGGTGAACCACTCCACCGGCTGGCCGACGACGGCGCCGGTCTCCGGATCCACCGCGCCCCAGTAGAGCGTCCATTCGGAGCCCTGGGCGGCGGCGGCCGTCATCGCTTCCAGCGCGCTGTCCTGGTAGACTTGGAAGCCCAGGTCGGGCGCCACGGCCGCATCGACCTCGCCGTCCTCGATCGCGCCGACGGACGACAGCACGCCGTATTCCAGGTCTTCCGGATCGAAGGTCGCTTCGCTGGCCTCGTCCGACGGCGTGAACGCCACCGTCCCGCCCGACGTCAGCCGCAGCGTCTTCCCCGGCAGCGCCAGCCGGATGGCGATGAAGCTGAACGGGTTCGCCGTCTGCCATTCGGCGATCAGCAGACTATCCATCAGCCGCGCTCCCGGATGGTGAATTGCAGGCCGGGGACATGGCCCGCGCTGTTGGTGTCGAAGGCATTGGCCGGAAGGTCGCGCACGAACCCCTCGATCTTCGGCGCGGCGATCTCCACCGTGTCGCCGTCGGCCGGCGGCACGCGCAACAGCGGGCGCACAGGCAGCGCGATGTCGCCGCTGCCGTCGGCCTGGGCGTCGCTGCGCAAACGATAGAGATAGCGCCGGCCGCTGGTGATCACCGACACCCACTGCCCTTTGACGACCTGAAAGCCCGCCGTGCAGCCGCGAACGTTCAGCGTATTGCCCAGCTGCCCCGCCTGGTCGACGACGGGCGTGCCGGGCGACCCGATCGTCAGGCCCAGCTGCGGAATGCTCATCAGCACCGTGTCGGCCTCGGTTTCCAGATCCGTCCAGGCCATCGCATCGGCATAGGTCATCAGCGGCATGGTGAAGCGGATGGCCCATTTCGAGCCCAGGCGCGTCGTGCGCCCCTCGCTCCCCCCCAGCGGCGGTGACTGCTCGTCGCGACGCGAAACCAGATAGGGCGCCATGTTGCGGGGCTTGGGCGTGGACGGAAGCGACAGAGCCATCAGCGCAGCCTTTTGCTGTTGCGCTTGGCGCTTTCCGCGGCGCCTCGGGCCATTCTGCCGACGGCGTTCTGTTCGGCCTGGGAACCGATCGCGTTCATCTGGCTGACGAGGTCCTCGGTCATGACGGCGCCGGAGGCGTTCAGCTCGAACCGCTGTGTCACGAAGACCTGCGTCACGCCGCGCGATTGCTCCGCACTCATCACATTGGCCGGCGCGCCGAACATCACATTTTCCGGGCCGTGCTCGCCGACACGATAGACGAGACCCGGCTGGGCCGGGCCGCCGGCTGCCTTGCCGCCACCGAAACCGAAAATGCTGAACACGCTGCCCAGGACGCCACCACCGCCACCCTTGCCGGATTGCGCCATCAGGTCGAACAAATAGTTGCCGGCGCTGGTGAACGCCTCGTAGAGCCCGTCATAGGCCGCCTGATAGAGACGGCGACGGATATACTCCTGGGCATCGCCGTCGAAGGCCGCCATCAGGCCGTCGGCAAACGTCGCGCCGAAGGTGCGCGAGAACTCTTCCCGGTTCGCGGCCAGCTCATCCTTGAGGGCTTCGACCTGGGCGATGGAAACTTCGCTGACGACCTCCTCGAGATCGGCCAGCATTTCCATGAGCGCTTCGCGCTGTTGGGCCTGGTAGGTATGCCGAGGGGCAAAACGGGGCGTTGGGACCCCGGACCACTCTTCGCGCGGCGCCGAATTCGCGTCGCCTTCGCCGTCGACGGCGTCTTCAGCGCGCCTCTCCGCGACCGCTCGACGCCCCCTCTCCTGGGCAGCGCGCTGCTCCAGCTCTTCAATCTGGCGGTCCAGCCCTTCGATGATTGCCAGCAACTCGTCGTTTTCCCGCTGGGCATTTTCAGCGAGGCGCATATAGCGCGGATCGTAAGTATATTCGTCGATCGATGCCTGGTTTGCCTCGACCTGCTCCATCATCATGCGGCGGGTGTTTCGCAGCTGCTGGATGCGCGATTCCTGCGGCGTGGCATCCATGTCCTGACTGATCACATCGTAGAATGAGCCAATGGCCGAGGCTGCCTTGATGGCCAGCTGCACGATGTCGCCCAGCGCATCTGCGAAGTCCGCCAGGTCTTCCGCATTTTCAGCAACTGCCGAGTTGAACTGTCCCTGCAGAGACTGTTGCATCTCGCGAATGCGGCGGTTCGCTTCAGCGGCGTTGCGGGCGAGCTCGTCGCCCATGACCGCGCCGGCCTCTTCGGCGGCACGGCCATATTCCTCGAGCCCTTCACGGCCGTGCCGCAGCACATTGACGTAAGCGGCGCCTTCGCTGTCGAACGCCTTGAACGAAAGCCGGAGCTGCTCCTGATTGCTTTCAGCATTCGCGACAACATCGGCGAAATCGAGCAGGATGTCATAGCTGTCCCGCATAGCGCCGTTGGCATCTCGAACACGCACGCCGAGATCTGCAAGGTCGCTTTCCAGCTCCCCCTCCCCGCGCGCTGCCTCCGCGATCCGTCGAGACCAGCGCTGCAGGGCCATATCGGTCTGCTCGAACTGCAGCTGGTTCTGATAACCGGCGTATCGAAGGCGCTCCAGTTCGTCGACGGCAAAGCCCGTGCGGTCGGCGGCCGTGACCAGCGTGTCCGCAAACTCGAGGGACCGCCGCGACATTTCAGCAAGCACCGTGGCCCCAACCGCTGCCCCACCGACGCCCAGCAACGGTCCCAGCGTGCGAAGCATGGCGGCGCCGGCCCGCTGCGTACGCTTCATGTTGGACCGAACGCCCCTCCAGGCCGCGCCAGTCATGTCGCGGGCAAAAATGTCGAACCGGAAATTTGACCCGAAGCCGAACGGCATCAGCTCTGCTCCCGTTCCTCCATGGTCAGGGCGTCATGCGCCTGCCAGTGGACGAACTCTTGATAGGTGAGGGTTTCCGACAGCTCGGCGACGGTGCGCCCGAGTCGTTCGGCAAGACGAAAGAGGGCACGCTCGAACGGGTCCTCACTCAGTTTTTTTTTGCGGCCTCGAACGACACGCCCATGCGCAGCCGGGCCGCCAGGGCCTCGATCAGGTCGGCATCGACGTTCAGACGCAGGAACTGCAGGTGCTCGAGCGTGAACAGCTTGTCGCCGTTCTCATCCATGGCCAGGCGCACCACCGTGCGCAGGGCCTGTTCGAACGGGTCGTCCTTGCCGGTGTCGGTGCGGCTGTCGCGGGTAATGGCCGACAGGTCCGCGATCGTCGGCTTCTTGCCGAACACACGGACCGGCTCGCCCTCCTCGCCGAACTCGACCACATCGACCTGCGTCATGTGCGATTGGCGGACGGACTGGGCCCGGCTCAGGTATTCCTTTACCGAGCCCTTCGACGCCGCCTTCATTACGCGCCGACCGCGGCGTGTGAAACGGCACCGTTGGCCTGGAAGTCGAACGTCTGCGAAACGATACCTTCCAGCTGGCTCTGCACGCCGACACTGGTGACGGTCGCCGTGCAGCTGATTTCCTTGTCGCCGGTATCGGCGCCGGACGGATACAGCTTCAGGTCCGCCGATGCACCGACCGAAAGGGCAACCTGACCGTCGGTGTCGGACGGATCCCAATGGCAGGTGATGCTTCCGGTCGCCGCCGTGTGGCCGAGAAGGTGCGTGCGGGCGTCATCACCCATCGCCGTATCGTCGGCGGTTTCCGCCGTCTCGGTAATCGAAAACTGGGTCACTTCCGCGACGGCGTTGGTGGACAATTTCACCACGCCGTTCTTGCCGTGTGAGGTCGCCATGCTGAATGCTCCTGTTGGCTAGATGACGGTGCCGGGGCTGCCCTCGGCGGTCTGGTATTCGGCATCGAAGGTCAGCCGAAGCTGCCCGGCGACCAGCCGGCCTTCGCCGTCGAACACGGGATTGATCGCGCGCGGCGCGATGTCGAAGAAAAGCGCGTCCGACCAGCTGCCCGGCGCAAGGGCGGCTTCCACCTCGAGCGCGATCTGGTCGAGCAGATCCGCGGCGTCATCGGAATCGTCGGCTTCCGCGATCATGTCGACATGGATCTGGACGGTGCGGCCCAGCCGGCGCGGCACGCCCTGGGACAGCCGCTGAATGTCCTCGTCTCCGGTCGAGACCGAGACGGCCGGCAGCTTCGACTTGGGCAGCGTCGTGACGCGATTCTGAAAGACGTTGTCACCCGTCGTCGCCAGACCGACCAGCCGGCCGGCCACGAGCACGCGGGCCTGGGTGCGGATATGGGCCGGCATCTATTCGGATACCTCGTGAAGGATGAAGACGACCATGCCGAAACTGTCCGGCTGGATCTCGACCGGCTTGTACGTCACGCCGTCGCGCACGAACCGGTCGTCATGGCTGCGGTTCGGACACTCCGACGCGGCCAGCGAAATCATCGGTGCGGAACTCTCGACGGGTATCTGGGCGGCGAGCGCGGCCTGATAGGCCGAGGTGTAGATGCCGTCGATATTATCGACGCGATCGCCCGTCGCCGGGATGTAGTCGATGCGCACGCTGTCGCCCAGCGCGCGGGTGAAGACGCGGGGCATGCCCGCGAAGGCACGCCCCGCCATGGCTTACGCGCCCGCCGCCAACGGCATGGCGCCATTCAGGCGCACATCGAACGTCGTAGCGGAAGAACCCGCATCGGCCGCGGCGACACCGCAGAACCAGTTGCCGGACGCGGTCTTGTTGAAGTTGCTGTCACCGACATCCCAGTAGACCGGGTCGCCCTGCGAGATCGTCAGCGACGTGGCCTTGGGCAGCGTGTAGACGCCCTGGGTGTCGAGCACGACGTCGGCACCATTGGCCGCGTCGGACTGGGCCACCCCGAAGATGGAGCCCACCTTCACGAAATCGCCGGACGACACAGCCGCCGGCGCGGTGACGGTCAGAAGGCGACCGTCCTGAACCATATTCTTTGCCATGGGAAAAACCTTCCTGCTGGTTGGACTGGCCGACGATCACCGGCCGCTTGCATGAAAAAGGGGGCGACGGTTTCCCGTCGCCCCCTTCCCCGGAGGAACCGGCTCGCAGGCGCTTACGAGCCGGGGTTCTTGACCATGCCGCGGAAGTCGATGGCCTTGGCGGCCACGCGCAGACGCGCCTTCAGCTTGATGCTGTCGGTGTCGAAGTCTTCCTGCTGGAACAGCTGCGGACCCGGCTCGCCTTCCAGATAGGCGAAGTCGATCGTGTCGACCTGACCCGGATCGGCGAACAGGTACCAGTCATTCGTCGAACCACCGGACAGGCTGGCGAGACGCGGTTCGATGATCGGCGTCATGCCGGCATGAACGTTGTCATAGGCCGGATCGTTCGGAATGGACGTCGAGCGCGTATACTGAAGCGCGACCGTCTCCAGCTCAGCCGGAACGGCGAGGAAGCGCGGCTCAAGATTGAGCAGCGTTCCTTCCTCGTCGGCCGACGCCGCCAGCGACTTCTGGTTCCGCATCGCCGCCTTGGCCGTGCCCAGGTTCGCGATGGTGATGGCCGCACCCGAAACGAGATTTCCGTGATCGGCGTGGAACAGCGCGATGCTGTCCGCCAGGGCGGCGTTCGCCGTGATGATGCCCCAGACCAGATCGCTTTCGAAGTTCGCTGCCGACGTGCCGAACATGGTGACCATGCGGTCGAAAGCCCGCAGGTCGTCATTGATCAGCATCTCTTCGGTGAAGCGGATGGCGCGGCCATAGGTCGCCAGTCCGTACTGCTCCTGGCTTTCGCCGACCGTGCCATAGGCATACTCGGCACCTTCCAGCTTCTGCATGAAGGTCGGCGCAGAGGACAGCGCCGCCACGCTGGTGGTCTTGAAGTCCGGCAGCGTCGTTTCGTTCACGATGGGACGGAAAGTCTGCGGTGCGGCGCCGTAGGCCATCTGCAGCCGCTTCGACGCGACATTGGCCATGATGTACGGGAAGTCGCTGGTCGTGTGATTGCCGCGAAGGATCTTCATCGCCGTTTCGCTGCGGGACAGACCGCGGACGCTTTCGCCGCGCTGACCCAGCAGCTCCTTGCCGATCTCCATCAGCGACATGCCGCGGAACTCGCGGGCACCGTCTTCCAGCTTCACCTTGGGCGACAGGCGATGCTCGATCGCGTTGATCGCCAGGGCACGGCGGGTGTCGACCTCGTCGCGGCCGCCGAAGCGGGCTCGGGTGTCGCCGTGCTCGTCGTTTTTGTCGGCCAGCAGGTCGATGAAAGCGGCACGGGCCTGGTCGACGGTCTTGTCGTCGTCGATCAGCTTGTCGATATCCGCGTCCTCGATCTTCAGCTTGCGGCCGATCGTGCGGATTTCCGACTGGCGCTTGCGCTCGTCTTCGCGGGCCTGCTTGCGCTCGGCATCGACGTCCACCTTCTGCGGCTCCGGCGTAGCCGGCGGCGGGGTCGGGGCGGACGGCTGCTGGCGGTTCTCGGCGTCGTCCGTCGGGGCGGCGCCCTTCGTCTTGATGTCCTCTTCGGGCATCGTGGTCTCCTTTTCGGGATGGGCGGGCTCCGCCCGTTCAATGACGCAGGGGTTTTCGGTTTGGCCGTCGGCCGAGCGGAACCCTGCAAGGTCGTCCGCTCCGATGGGCACCGCGGAAATCTCCATCGGTTCCCAGTCTCGGGCGATGACGCGCGTTGCAGCGCCGTCCTCGCCTTCGATGACTTCGTAGCGGTGGACACGGTAGCCCACCGAGATATTGCGAATGATGCCAGCCTTGACGTCGCGCCAGATCGGTTCGACGTCGTCACGTTCGGAAAACCGGATCAGCGCCCGGCCCTCTTCGCCGTCGACCCAGGCCTTTTCGACGACTCCGATCACGTCCGCCAAATCCCAGTCGCTGTGCGTGTTGAGGAAAGGCGCACCATTGTTCAGGCGATCAAGCCGGATCGCCTTCTTGGAGACTTCCAGCTCTTCCTGGACGCGACCCAGGCCCGGCATGTACCGCGGCACCGAGGCGCCGGTCGTCCAGGTCACCTCGACCGTGCGGTCATCGTCATTGGCACTGTCGGCGCGCACAAGCGCATCGCGGCCGATTCGCGCCAGTTTGATCGTCTCGGCGTCTTCGCCGTCCTTGAAATCCTTGGGCATGGTCTACTCCTGGGATGTGTCGGGGGCGCCGTCCGGTGTGGCCGGCGGCAGAACGGTCCCGGCCGGCCGGGCCTGTGTCAGGCCGGCGTTGGAGACCTTGCGCGGATCGCTGTCGAAGACGAGCTCGCGCTCGTCGACGATGGACGCCCATTTCACGAACTCGGCGATCACCTTGTCCGGATTGCCGCCGCGCGCCCGGATAATCTCCTGCATCGACGTCTTGCCGATGCGGGTTTCCATCTGGTCGGCCATGACCTCCTTGAGCCGGTCGATCGGCTCGAAGCCAGGCAGCGTGAAACTCACGCTGTAGTCGACTTCGGAAATCCGGCCGGCCAGATAGGCGGCGTCGATGAACCAGCGCCACTGGGGCCGGCAGACCATCGGGATCATCGTAAATTTCTGGAACCGGCGGATCGCACCCTTGAAGGGCACAAAGCCCGCCTTGTAGCTCGACCAGTTGGCCTGACTGACATCGCCGGTCAGCAGCATGTACGGCATGTCCATCGCGGACGCGATGCGGTGCAGACGCTGACGCGAATAGCCCTCATACCCCGCCGACGGCGTGGGCTGGGCAAACTGCACGTCCTCGCCTTGCTCGAGATATTCGATCATGCCGGGCTCGAGCGTTTCCAGCCGGCCGTCATCGTCCTCGCTTTCCTCGCCCAGCAGCGGCGGGTTGGACGGATCATTGCTGGTCACGAAGGCGGCGAAACAGGCCTCCACCTTCTTCCGGACGGCCTCGGCCTGGTCGTACTCGACCAGGTCGCGCAGATCGACGAGGGCCGTGGCGAGCATCGGTACGCCGGTCAGCTGGCCCGGACGACGCTTCACATAACCGTGCGCGATCATCTCTGCCGGGATCCGGTTCGAGGTGATCGACAACCCGTCCCGGATTCGGCTTTCGCCCGGATGCTGGCGATAAAGCCAGTACGCCTGGCGGCGGTTCAGCCGGTCCAGTTCGATGCCGGCCACGATGTCGTTGCCGCCACTGGACAGCTTCGACATGTCCAGATGGTCCGGCTCCATCAGCTCGAACTGCACCGGCACGGCCAGACCGTCCGCATTCCGGCGGTTGCGCCGGCGCACCAGCACGTCGCCGCTTTCGACAATGGTCTGGCAAGCCAGATCCTGCTGGCCGTACAGGTCGTGCTGCCCGTCGGCATCGCATTCCAGCACGAACTCTTCCAGCGCCTCCGCGATCTGGCGGTCCAGCGCGTCCTTGCCGGTGGCCGGCTCCGGAATGATGCCGGAGCCGATGGCGGACTCGGTCCAGATGTTCGCACCGCGCTTGGCATAAGCGTCGTTTCGAACGGCGTCCCGGCTGCGGGCGCGCAGCGTCGGCGCCGCCTTCGTGTTCTCCGTGTTGGCCGACGAGCCCGACGGGTTCCAGTGCTTCAGCCGGCGCCCGCGCGATGCACCGTCATACGCCCGCTTGGACACGTCATAGGCCAGCCGCGCCTGCTGGCGTGACAGCGCCGCGCGGGGTGAAACCTGGGCGATCATGTCGGTAAGCCAGCCCATCAGAGGCCCCCGCGAAACACGGCGCGCGAGCGGCGCTTGGTCGTGACGATGCCGAGCTGGCGCTCCATCTCGTCGCGCACCTCCCGCATTTCCGACAGGTCGCGATATTCGACGGTCTGGCCGTTGTACGAGACGCGGCGGGCACCGGTCGCGATGGCATCGTTCAGCGCGTCGAGATCGGTCTGAGTGTATCGCGTGCTCACAGCCAGCTGTCTCCGGATCGGTTCAGTCCACGGCCGCGGCGGCGCGGCTTGCGGCGTTGCGGTTGTGCCGGTGCAGGTGCCGGCGGGGCGGTGTCTGTCGGCGGCGAGGCGGCGGCATCATCGACTGGCACAGGCGCCGGTTGCTGTTCTGGCTCCGGCGCTGTCGGCAGTTGAACGCCGATCGAACGCAGGGCCGCATGCACATAGCGGCGGATGTCGTGCGCCTCGTTCCGCACGCCCTTCGGGCACTCGTAGGCCCGGACGTCCTGGCCACCGACACGGCGCCGAACCAGCTTTTCCGCCAGCAGTTGCTGGAAGTACGCCTCGTCGTAGTCGGCGGCGAAATGGCAATAGCCGGCGCCCGGCGTCTTGACCCGAAGGTCGGAATAGATCTGGTCGGTCGCGGCATTCGTGCCGACCATGAACAGCGTGTGCCGGGTGCGCGAACGGCTCGCACGCTTCGGCCAGATCGGCTTTCCGGGCCCGCCGTCGCCCTTGATGGGATAGACGCGGCGGGCGTATCGCGGCTTGCAGAACTCGTAGACGCGCTC